TGGCATGTTAGTTGCATGTTGAAAAGTACTGTATATCTATACAGGTATTTAACATCTTGGAAACATTCTGTAACACTTTGTTACAATAAACTTGTTTTATTTGTTGCAATGCTCGTTGGATCGCCTATCTTGTGTCCTGTCGACAGCGATGCCCCGCCGCACGGATCAAGGGCTACCATCGCACCGACTAGGCACTTGGGCCGGAAGCGTAGCGGCGATGCATGGGGTAATGCCCCTTAATGCGCGAGATCGGGTAACGGAAGTGCTGAAGGTTTGCGCGATGTTTGCGCGTGAATCAATCCCCGTGAGCCGGTTTTGGGGTGCCCTGTAAATCTGCGTGAAATAAGGCATAGTGTACTGCTGAAACGCTGCACAAAATACAAACCAAACAACCAAAGCCTGTTGGGTATTGTTCGCGCCTATTTGGTGCTGGCAATGTCTGCAGGCTTTTTGTTTGCCTTTTACAATGTCACGTTAATTTATTTTTTTTTCGAGGGTATCAATATGAAATTTTCACAATTCAAAACTAAGTTATCAAGTGTAGTAAAACGCGAGGCAACATTGCGCGATGATATAGATTCATTGGCGCGGGTTGCCATTGCACAATATGGTGAGCATGGCGATACGTCATGGATTCAATTGCTTGCAAACGAGTCTAAGGGTATGCGTAGCATCGCCACGAACATGCTCAAAAATTACATTAAATCAAAAGCAAATGTGAAATTTGCAGACGATGGAAATGGTGACTTCAAGGTTACCAAAATTGGAAAGGGTGCAATTGAGGTTCAATCAATTGCAGATGATGAGCGATGGTATGATTTCGAAACTAGCCACACAATCGCACCGGATATGGATCTTTTTACAGTCTTGAAGGCACAAGCTGCTAAGTACGAAAAGCGCCTAGAAGAAGGGACGGCTAAAAGATCAGCCAAGAATGACAGACTGTTGGCTTTACTAAATTCAGAACTTGCAGTAGAAAAAGCAGCATAAACCATAATCAGACGTGGCATTGTAAAGAGTAAACCTTCAATACCAGTAGCCCTCTCCTCTACTGGGAACCATCCTATGGGTACGATGTAAAACTGCCCTACAGTATTCAACCGCCCTGAGCATGGCGTTAAACTGCTCATTTTTTGTTTAAATAACGAGGGTAAGTGTGTGGATAGAGTGCGGTTAAAAGTAGTGAAACAGCGTAAGGGCTGGACAGTGGTTAGAGACTATGGCAGTCATACCAAAAGTCTTATGAGGCATGTCCCTACAGAAGAGGAAGCGGTGGAGTTTTCTCGACTGTTTGCAAGCAACTATGAGAAGAGAGGTTTTGGTGTGACTGTGCATTTGAGCAAAGAAGCATTTGAAGCAGTTAGCCAGAGAATTTTTAATAAAACTAGGGTAAGTGTATGAATCTCAAAAGATTATCGGACAAGCAGATCAACGAGATAGGCTTGCGATACTGGTCTAGGGCTAGCAAAGCTTATGGCAGTATTGACGCAGAGCATTTCATCAGGCAGGGTATGGCTTGCCAACTAGAGTTAGAACGCAGAGCAAAGTGGAGGAAGATGAATTGATATTTAAAGAATTAGATCCAAGCGAGATCAAAAGTTTCAAAGAATGGGCATGGGATTTTTACAGGGCTGGAGATCCTATTGATGAACTATGGCACCCAGTGATTCAGGCTGAGTGTCAGAAAATAAATTCAATTGAAGCATGGTGCGAAAGATACCAAGAGGACGTAGCAGCACAAGAGGAGGCAGAGTATGAGTAGTTTCAGTAAGCACAATCCACTGATCAATGCTTATGCACAGACCTCACCAAAGAACCTAAAACATGTGGTGATGATGGTGGTGCTATCTATCCAGCAGCCTTGGTGGAAGGTTGGAGACCAGATGCAAGACTATAAGAAGCTAGGGGCAGGTTCTAGATTTGTTTGGGGCAATAAGGCAAACACTCTGGCATGGCTAGACATCAACGTAGAGAGTCTCTATACCGACGCTATGGACGCTCTTGCACGCTACAAGGGAAGAGAACTAGACATCAGGCTGATGCAAATATTCACAAGAGTTGATGGACTAGGACTAGCTAAGGCTGGGTTCTGTTGTCAGCTATTCGCTGGGCGTGTGGGCTGTATAGACGTTCACAATCTTAGACGCTTAGACATTCCAGAGTCTGCTCTGAAGTTTAGCAAGAAGCTAAAGCCAGAGTCTCAGCGCAAGAAGATAGAGACTTATGTTGACGCTTGCAGAAAACGTAGATGCTCTTGGCTATGGGATAGCTGGTGCAATCTAATCGCTAAGAAGCAACCGAAACATTGGATAGATAGTGACCATGTATCCCAAGTTCACTACGACTTTTTAATCAGTTAACAACATCAGTACAGGTAACGAGGGCCTGTGCTGATGACCAAAACCCCTCGCATCCTGAGCATGATGAAAAACTGCTCAACGAGGAAAAAACTATGGCTACGTATTATAAAGTGCAATCTGCTCCTGCTCCTACCACTGGACGTTCACGCTGGAAGGGACTCTTCTCTGGCATGAAGCAAGGTGATTGGTTCATTGTTCCTAAAGAACATGCAGTTAGAGCAAGAGCATCAGCGCATATCTATCTAGGCAAGGGCACATACAAGTCGTACAGTGTTGCCGATGGTGTATGCATTCAAGTAATCAAGGACATTAAATAATGAATATCCACAGAGCAAGAAAAGCAGTGATCAGCCGTGACTCAGGTAAGGGCTGGACTGATATTAAAGTTTGCAGGAAGTCAGACCCTGTGCATCTTACAGATGAACATGTGATGACCATTGCAGAGAAGGTGAATGCTAGTAATAGTCAGATACGTGAGATACTACACCTAATTAACTACAAGTATGGCACCTCAGATCATGAGATCACTGTGTTTCATGAGGATGGCAGCGACTTCGGTATAGCTGTTGAATAGGTTACTCCTGCCACCTGAGCATGTGGATAAACTGCTCACCTTTACTAGTACAGATAAGGAATTGTATGAAAACTAAAAAAATTCTTGTCGAAGTAGCTCTTACAGTTGAAGAGAATGTTGACTCTGAAGATGTAGTTTGTTGCTGTGACTACTCATTTACAGATTATGACAACAGGATAATCTCTACTGAAATTAGAGAATATACTGAAGTCTTTCCTAATGGTTCGATTACTGGGGATGTTTAATGATGGATAAAATAGATTTGTTTGTGGATCACTTTGTGATTCATTCTGAAAGCCGCAAGGCCCTCATTTTAAATTCTGGTACTGCTTTAGCATTTGAAAATAGCTTACGTGATCTTGTTAATACTCAAATGAAAGAAATACTAACTGATCGCATGAAGCACTATGATAATGTCCTTCGTCTTGCTGAACCTCACCAGCATGTTAGTCCTCAGTATGAACGCACTAAAGATGCTTACAATACTTTAAAAGATTTGCATAATGATATTGCTTTCTGGGGAACCAAATTTATTGAAAGGGATCTTTAATGCAAAACGTAATTGACATGTGTAATCACATACTTTATTATTCCACAATCTATTGTGGTCTTGAAGATCTCAGTGATGAAATGCAAGAGGATGCTCTGCGTTTAATGTTAAAGCATGGCGAAGAGTTTCCTGAATTTTTTGTTAGACTTTATTTAAAAACTCAACTGGAGGAAGTCAATGAGTGTTACTGATACAAGGGCAGAATTTTGTAGTGAGGTTGATGATTGGTGGTGCCAACTGTTCGCTTTAAGAATAGGCGTTAGTCCTCCATCAGAGCGTGTCAAGTTTAAGTTTATTAATTTTGTAGAAGATCGTTGTTCCGAAGTAGGAAGTTGGAGAATACAAGATAACGATTTATCTATGTTGTTTGCTGAGTTTGTTGATAGGAACTGTGAGTGACAGAAGATATTTTAAAACTAAAAAGTTTCTTATTGAATCCAAAACGCAGCGATGAGTTCGTCACTTGGTATTATTTAGATGGCTGGAGATTTTGCACAGTCAAGGTTGGGAGTAAGAAGGCTTCAGTAACTCCTAAGTTTGGCAGGGGTAAAATTACTTTATCAATCAGGAAGTTAAAGGAGGAACTTAATATACTTTATTGGTACGCAGCAAGATGTGATGCCAGTAGGATCGCCAAAGAAGAAGGGCGAAAGAAAAGAAAATTACGGTGGGAAGAAAATTATGCTTGACATGATTGTCTTTAGTCCGTATAATACGCAAACCAAAACCAAACGCGAGGTATAAAATGGCAGTACTTGAAGGAACCGCTTACTGGGCTTTCGTAACTTCACCCAACACTAAGTATGATCCGTGCTACACAGTCAACTTAGTAGTCGATGAGTCTACCGCTCAGAACTTTGAGGATCGTGGATTCCCTGTTAAGCAGATGGAAGAAGGCCCTGCAATCATTATTAAACGTAAGGTCAATGGGCCTAACGGTATGATTCGCAAGGCTCCGGGCTTGATCGACACCCGTAAACAAGATATTGATGTAAGTGTGGGCAACGGCTCTCATGTTAAGGTTCAATATAAAGAGTGGGAGTCTCAGTGGAATGGTCGAACCTACAAGGGTCTTGACTTTATGAAGATGCAAGTTATAAAACTTGTAGAATATAATGATCCGAATGCGGATGAGTTTGAGATTGAAGATGAGGAGGAAGCGGAACTATGAGTGAAGCTAAGAATACAGTGACCTATAAAGACGTTGAGTACAATGTGTCAGATTTATCTGATCGTGCCCAGCAACTTGTAGGTCTTGTGCAGATGGTGCGTGAAGAAGCTGGTGGTCTACAGGCCCGACTAGCTATCCTTCAAGGCGCTGAAGTAAAGTTCTCTGAGGAACTTGAAGGAGAGTTTGATGGTATGGTTGATGAACCTGATGATCAAGTAGAACTAGAACTCTCTGGTCTTGACTAAACAAGAGGGGCTTCGGCCCCTTTCTTTTATGGAGACAAAATGGCTTTTGTAAAATTTCATTTGCCTTGTACGAAATGTGGTGGCAGTGATCCCGTATCTGTTGATGGAGACGGACATGGTTATTGCTT